ACCAAGAATTTTAAATTAGGGTTACGCAATAAGTTCCAGCAAACAAAGGCACTACAAATCCAAGACTTACCAGCACCTCGAAATGCTTGTATAACACTTCTACGAGGAGCTTTTTGTAAGAAATCGGCTATATCATACTGGACTGGTGTAGGCTCAATATTTAGGTGTTTCCACACTAAAAATAGGAAATTCCTAAAATCACGTGTAATATCACTCATAGATAGCCTTTATTTCCAATTTAAACGCACGTATATGCGTTCTTTAGTTGAAGTCCTTGTCCTGCACTATATCCTGTAAATCTTCCAGTTTAAAGGGTAATTCTTCGGCTAATTTGCCTATTGAATTTCCTTGCTTAGGAATACAGTCTATATTGTTATCTTTTAAGAATTGACGGGCTACATTTAGGTCGGCACTTTTAACTTCTGGGTCTCTGATTTTATCCAATAAAGTTTTAGCCAGAAGTTCGTGTAGATCTTCTAGGGTTTTAATTTTATCCGACATTATTTCTTTTTAACTCCTTTAATAGTGCCTTTGTTGTAAGAAGCGTAAAACACATTACGACCACGTTCAGCTCCATATTGTTTCTTCATAGCTTTTAAGACTTTGCGTCCTTTTGCATTAAGTGGCATTTGTTTCCTTTCTTACATTTACAGTTGTTTAATAAACCACAAATCCCAATTACAAACCAATAGATACATCTATTAACTTTGCTCACCGAGACTTATACATTTCATTGTTATGATTTCTCTTAACTCTATTTGATTTTTATAGATTAGAAAAGCGTTTTCTATTTCTAATGCTATTTTAGAGTAATTCTTTTTAACGTAATCATCACAAGATTGTTTATTATTAAAAATTAAATTTTGGTTATATACAGGGTACACCTCATCAAAACCATTAGCAAATACTGCTAACCAAATTACTATACTATACATTATTTACTTACCCAAATTTTTGGTATAACTACAATTTCTCCAAATTCAATATTACCTTCGCTGTCTATTGAGTAGGTTGAAAATGTTTTTATATATTCTTTTGTTTCTTCAAATATCCAACCTTTAGTAACACAGACAGCTGGTTTTAATTCTTTTACTTCTTTTTCGTTAGACCAACCAGTTTTAGACTGGGCGTCAAACCAACGTAATTCTCCTTTAATTTGTTTGTAAGGAAAATTGTTGATCATAAAATTATTTTTTGTTAGGGAATCCAGCTTTCATATTTGCATATGCTTTAGCAGATATGGTAGATTTAGATTTAGGTCTTGATATTCCTAATCTTTTTCTACGGTTAATATTAGCGTATAGTCCTTGTCTACCTTTCATATATTTTAACTTTTTTTGTTTCTATTAGCAAAATTTCTAGCTGCTTCTTTAGATGCAAAGCCCCAAGCACGAAGTGCTAATTTTAAACGAGTAGGTCTTCCTTTTTCATCTGTTAAAGAACCTTTCATTCCTCCAAATCTTGCAGCAAAAGAAACTCGTCTTGGATTAGTCCCAGACTTAACTGGAGCTTTTAAATTAGAACCTTCTTTACGATTAAAGTAAGCACGACCTTTAGCATTAAGACCGCCACTTGGATTTTGATAAACTTTTTTAACCATACTAATTATTTTTTTCTTTTCTTTTTAAACTTATTGCTTTTAATTATTACTTTCTTAAATCTTACTACTCTAATTTTGTTAACTTGACGATATGTTTTCTGTGACCCCCAAATATACTTAATAAATTTTTTACTTAAATAATCTATTAACTTTTGCATATCTAACTTTTCGTTTATTACTTTCTAAAGACCAAAGAAAATTAGTTAATTTGTTATTTATAAATTTTAATAATTTAATCATTTCTTATTAAATACATCTAGTGTTGGTTTAAGTCCATATATAGCACCAAAAATACCAACAATTAACCATTGATACCAACTTGGAAATTTACCAAAATAATCAAAAAATAAATCTAATTTAGATTTAATATTAACATCATCACTAATGATTGCATAAGACAATACAATAATTGGAATACAAACTACGATTAAAACAAATTCATCTTTCCAAGATTTCTCTTGATCATTGTAAACTTCTTTTTGAAATTCTATTTCACCTCTAGCCATACGTTCATAGTATCTACGTTCAGCTTCAGATTCTAATAATTCTGCTTGTTTATTATTTTTATAAATTTCAGCACCAGTTTTAAATAATACTGGTATTATATTCCACCACATAATTAACTCCTATATTGAACTCTAAGTTTACCTCTGTTTAATTTACGAGATGTTACTCTTAAATTATCTGGGTGATTATTTTGTGGGTTGCTATCTTTGTGGTCTACATCTTTACCATCGTGTTTAGCAACTACACCTTTTGCCATTAATTCTCTACGAGCTCTATTTCTAGATGCTCTATCTAATTTTTGAGATCTAGATGCTTGGTACTTTTGATATTCTAATCTATAATTTCTACGAGCCATTATATTACCTTTTATCTATAAAGTATGACCAGATTGTAAATATAGTTCCAATCATAGCTGCAATTCCTATTAATACTTTTAACCCACCTTTAGACATAGCAATTTGTTGTTTTAAATCTGATATGTCTTCTCCGTGCTTTGTAATATCTAAATGTATATGTTCAATTTTTTGGTTCATATCCTTTAAGATATGGACTAACAAATTGTTATTAAAATTTTGTTTTTTATTGTTTACTCGTCTTTTTTTAGTTTTCATATTAATTTAGAATAGTCGGCTGTATCTAAACAAGTAACAACCGACTACTTAATATTTAACTAGTCTTCGTCTTCGTCATCGAAATCCACGTCATCATCATCTTCAAAATCCGTGTCTTCGAAGTCGTCTTGTTGATCGTCTACTTTGTCTTTTAACTCTGCCAGTTTATCTTCGATTTCTTCAATCAAATCTAGAACCGACACTTCTTTTTTTTTTCTTGCCATAGTAGTCGCCTTTTTTGTTGTTAGGTTATTTACTTTTTGTTATTTTGAAAAAATGCTTCAACTGACTTTGAGTAGTCTTTAAAAGCATCTGCCCAAAATTTCTGAACCTGTCCTACGAATTGTTCTGAAGTCTTTTTAACTTCTTCATAAGAAGGAATTTCAAATTTAGGTGTGAACATATTAGTTTCCTCTTTAGTTTGTTTGTTTAAAAATTGTACTTCTTCAAATGTATAAGGTGTCATTTATTTTTAAAATAAGATTCAATTATATCATTAATTATATTTTCATATCTCCAGCCGAACCAAGTTCCGACTATAAAAACTATAAGTATTAAAAGTGTTGTCATATTATTTATTTGTTAGTTGTTATTGTGAAAAAGACTTATGGTCTTTTTGAGGTTTAGATTTCTTTTGGATATTTAGCTTTAACTGCTAGACAATCGTTAATGTACTTTTGTATTTGAGCATCATCACCTTTAACAATACCATCTAGGTATTCTCTAAAGTCAGGATATTCGTTTGCTCTATTTGTTTTAACTAGGTTTAATCTTTCAACTTCATTAGCTTGTGTTTCTAATGCGTCAAGTTGTGCTTGAGTAGGTTTAGCAATAGGTAAGTTCCATTCAGCTATGAATACTCCTTTGCCATCAGAGTTGTCTTGCAAGATAACATCTTTAGAAAAATTTATTTCTTTTTTTGCGTATAATTCTATTTTTGTTGAAAGATTTGTCATTTAAACTCCTATTAATTTATAAGCACCAAATAATTTAATACCAAATTGATTTCCACTACCATTCATTGTTCTTAATTTTCCATAAACTTCTATGTAATCGCTAGAACCATTCATATCAACAATGTATTCAATAGTATGAGTTGATGCTGTTGCACCACCAGAAGTATTATCACCTGCCATTATATTTGAACGTGATTCACTAATAATAGAACCATTTTTATAAAAAGCTAAATCACTATCTCTTTCATTTGCGTAATTACTTGGGTCTGTAACTCCTTTAGCATATAAAAAATATTTTCCAGCAGTTGTTGGAGTGAAACGATAATTAGTTGAATTATCATAATTTGAATTTGTATCAAAAACTTCTGTTGCAAAAGTTAATTTTGTATATACATCATTAGAAACACTTTGTAGTGCTGTTGTATATGCTTCAAAAGCTGGAGTATTAGAACCACCAATACCAGAAACAAAATTAGTTCTTGTCATCTTTCTTAATGCTGAAGCTGAATCGTCATAAATTAAAACACTATCTGCACCATCAATACTTGTTTCTGCTGTAGCACCAGTAATTAGATTAGAAGTTACTTTTGAAAAACCTACTGTACCATCACTTGGAGTACCTACATTTAATACATCTCCTAATACTAAAATAAAATCTATTGTATCAGATGAAGTTAAAGCATCTGAGAATACGATTGTTG